CGAACAGTTGAAACACGAAGAAAAAGAACTGAAAGAGGTGAAGAAAATTGCCAATGGAACCACAAACAAACAGAACACCCAAGCAGAACCCGCAGACAATGCCGGGAATGAACCAGCAGCAGGACAGCAGAACACCGGGCAATCCTTACGGGGTGACAACAAATAAATTCTGGGACTTTATCCCGGCAACAGGGGACAAGCCGCCAGAACTGCTTTTATACGGAGCAATAAGCAGCCAGCAGTCATGGTGGGAAGACAGGGTGACGCCACAGCAATTCAATCAAGAACTTGCGGCGCTTGGTGATGTGCCAGAAATTATCGTGCGCATTAACAGCGGCGGCGGTGATGTGTTCGCAGCAAATGCGATTTTTACGAGATTGAAAGATTGTTCAGCGAAAGTGACAGTCAAAATTGATGGCTGGGCAGCTTCCGCAGCCACAATCATTGCTATGGCAGGCGACACAATCAAGATTGCCAGAAATGGTGTATTTATGATACATGACCCCGCAATGACAGTCTGGGACACTTTCAGAGCAGAAGACTTTTTGAAGATGGCTGATGAACTGAAAGTGATTAAACAAAGCATTGTCAATACATACGCCAGTAAGACTGGCAAAAAGACAGAGGACATAGAACAGCTTATGTCAAATGAAACATGGTGGACGGGCGACATTGCCGTTGAAAACGGCTTTTGTGATGAATTGATGTTTGAAGACAGCACAACAGTTGTTGAAAATTCTTCAAAAATCGTTGTCAATTCAGTGCCTATTGACGTTTCCATGTTCAAGAGTATTCCAACCCAGTTATTAAACAGCCCGCACAATCAAAATCCGGGTAGTTTAGTAAATAGTGCAACAGAACCTATCAACAAGCCACAGGAAAAGGAGGAACCACAAATGGCAGCACCAGAAAACAAAATCACAACGGTTGACGCACTAAAAGCCGCATACCCGGATTTAGTAGCGACAATCCAGAATGAAGCAGCAGCCGCAGAACGTGCCAGAATTAAAGGCATTGAAGACTTGGCAAACGGCAACTATGACGCAATCGCAAAGGACGCAAAGTTTGACAACCCTATTTCTGCACAGGAAATGGCAGTTAAAATCATTTCAGAGCAGAACAAAGCGGGCGGCAACTACATTCAGAACCGCCAACAGGACGCAGAAAACAGCGGTGCAAACGGCGTGCAGGGAGCAGCACCGGAGGACAACGCAGGAGAGAACGGCAAGAACGTGTTTGACGCCGCTATTGACAAGTTGTTTCCAGACGAGAAATAAGGAGGTACAAGCAAATGGGTGAATATGCAGTAGAAAAAAGAGAAATCACACCGAAGAACTTTTTTGCTGGTGATTTTCCAACAGTACCGGAAACCGGAACAGCAAATGCAGCTATCAAGGAATATGCACCAGTAATGATTGACACTGCGAATGACAACAAGATTATTCCAGTTGCAAAAGGAAGCGAAGCAAGCGCAATCGGTATTGCTGCTGCGGCAGCAGGAAACGACGAACCAGTAACATATTACATGACAGGTGAGTTTTTCGCTGACGCATTAGCACTTGAAAGCGGGGCAGATTTGGCAAAAATCAAAGAAGCACTGCGCAAGGTATCAATCTTTTTGAGATAAGGAGGAAGAACAACAATGGCAAACGAAGTATCTATTTACGAACCACGGACAATGGGCAGAGTGGTTCAGAAGTTACCGCCCGTGCGTACTTTTTTCAGAAGTACATTTTTCAGACATGAAGAAACATTCACCACAAAGGACGTTGACGTTGACTTTAGAAAGGGCAGCAGAAAGGTTGCACCGTTCGTCAGCAGATTAGTTGGTGGAAAGGTAGTGCCAAACACTGGCTATCAGACAAAGACATATACACCGCCTTTAGTTGCACCGGAGAAAGTGACAACCGTTGATGATTTGTTAATCAGAAGACCGGGCGAAAGTCTTTATTCTGGCAGAACACCTGCGGAACGTGCCGTACTTAAAATGGCAGATGACTTCAAGGAGTTAAGAGAGCAGATTTTAAGACGTGAAGAACTGATGTGCGCACAGACAATCTTCACTGGCGCAATCCCTATCATTGGCGACGGAGTGAATGGAGTAATTGATTTTTCTTTTACAAACAAAGAAACTATTTCAGTTGCAAAAAACAAGTGGACTGCTGACACTTCCGACCCTATCGCAGATATTAAACGCTGGCACGAAACAGTACAGAAGAAAGGTTTTGTGAACTGCGACATTTGCGTAATGGGAAGTGACGTTGCAAATGCGTTTGTAAATCACCCAAAGGTGCAGAAAATGCTTGATGTGAAAAACTTCAATCTTGCAGTTATCCAGCCTAAGCAGTTACCGAACGGCGTCACATACATTGGCACAATTCACGAACTGGGACTTGATATTTACAAGTACAACGAGTGGTATCTTGACGACTGGACAAACCCGGACGCACCGGAGGACAAGCCGCTTGTACCTGCGGACAGTTTAGCACTGTTAAGCACAAATGCTGATTATTCCATGTACTATGGAGCAATCACACTTATTAAGGAACCAGACGGCAACTTTGTGACCGTAGAGGGTAAATATGTACCGGACACATGGACAAAGCGCAAGCCTGCCCGCCGCTTCCTCAATCTGTCTTCTGCACCGTTATGCGTTCCGCATGATGTAGACAGCTGGTTTGTTGCAACACCTATCTAATGGACTTCAAAGCACAGCTTGCCAGTGACATGAAAGTGTTTCACAACTGCGGAGAAATGGCAACTATGACTGATATATGGTATCAAGGCAAGAAACACTATTTGCCCATAATCATTGACCACACGGCAGCCGACGAACGGCAGAGAGGAAACGGGGACAATGCAGAGGGTATAAACCGTGCTTCTTGTCTGGTCTATATGTCGTTATATGATTTTGGTTGCGTTCCAAAAAAAGGACGCCAGCTTGAAATTGACGAAGCCGGGGCAATCAATATGTATAACATTTCAAAAGCAGACTGCGAGGACGGGGAAATAATTCTTGAATTGGAGATGTTGGAAGAATGATTGAAATAACATCTGACGCAATAGAAAGAGTGGGAACCCTGCTGGCAGACGTTCCAAAAGGTGCAGAAAGAGTATTTGCCAGCGCTATGAACCGTGGTATTTCCAGAGTGAAGACACAGGCAATAAAGCAGGTAAAAACCGTATATGCCGTAAATGGCGCAGCACTGACGAAAGCAACCAGAATAAATATAACCAAAGCCAGCACGGGAAACCTTGCGGGCTTTGTTTCGTTTTCTGGCGTGAAAATACCGCTGTACAAATTCAAAGTAACGCCGACGAAGCCCGGAACTGGAAAACAGGTGCGGGCAGCAGTCAAAAAAGGTGGCAGCGGGACACCGTTTGAAGACGCTTTCGTTGCAGAAATGAAAAGCAATGGTCACACAGGAGTATTTGAGAGGACAGGGCGCAAGCGTTTTCCGATTGAAGAGAAAATGGGACTATCAGCAGCACAGATGGTAGGGAACGAAGATATTATAGACGGGCTGGAAAAGGAAGCACAAGAACTGGTAAACGAAAGAATTATACACGAAATGAACAGGATTTTGAACGGTTATGGAGGGTAAAGCGTTATGACACCAGTTTTTTTGTTGGAAGAATTGCAGAAATTCATTAGTTCCAAAACGTCTGACATTATTTTGCCAGTGCGAACCAGAACGGGAAGCAACGAAGAAAAAGAAAGAGCAGCAGCAGTTTATAAAATGGGGCTGCCGGAAGCAGACGACGTACAACAGAAAGTGCCATACATTCTGTTAAAGTTCCTAACAGGGACGGACGACAAGAAAGCAGGCGAACCAGAGGAAGACAGCTGCAAAGTAAGAATAATATTTGCGGTGTATTCAGAAGATGGGCAGGACGGACCACTGGCACTTCTCAATCTGATTTTGAGAGTGCGCAGCGAATTGAAGAAAGCCGGGACAATCGGCGGCGGTCAATTTGCTTTGGAACTGCCGCTGGAATATATCGTATATCAAGACACCACGCCGCCATATTACATGGGCGAAATGGTGACAAATTGGAGTATGCCAGTCACGCAACGTGATGTGGCAGAGATTTTGCACAATTTATAGACAGGAGGAAGACGAAATGGCAAAAGCGACCACAGCAAGCGCCACAGCAGCCGAAAAGGACGCTGAAAAGGTGCAGGCGGTAGAAAATACCACCACAGAAGAAAAAGCCACAGAAACGGCAAATAAGCAGGAAGGAACAGTAAAGCTGATTTACATTGGACCAAACCTGCCAAAAGCAATGCTACAGTGCAACAAGATTTTTGAGGGAACCAAAGAGGAAATCAAGAAAGAACTTTCTTTCATTCTTGAAAAATTCCCACTGGTAGAAAAAATGCTGGTTCCCACAACGGAACTTGCAGAAAAGAAAGACAAGGTGAAGACAACCGGGAATGTGTACAACAAGTATTATTCCGACTTAAAGGCTGCCGCCCTTGCATACGCAGAACAGGAGGTATAAGCGAATGAGTGACGTATCACACGGAGTAAACGCCAGCAAGACAAGCAATGGCACAATCACGCCAGTGTCAGTAGATACGGGTGTGCATTTTGTGGTAGGAACTGCGCCAGTACAGATGGTAAATGGAAAAGTAAATGAAGTGATTATGGCTTCAAGTTACCCAGAAGCAGTGCAGGCGTTGGGATATTCGGACGACTGGAAGAAATACAGTATTTGTGAAGAGATTTACACAGCGTTTACGCTTTTTAATTCTGCACAGGTATTCTTTGTGAATGTTCTTGACCCGAAGAAGCACAAAAAGACCGTAGCAGAAGAGCAGATGGACGTTGTAGACAATCAGATTGAGTTACCGCTTGAAGCAATCGCAAGCAGTGTGGAAATCACCGGAAAGACTGCCGGGGAAGACTACGAAGCATTTTACAGTGACACAAAATGCATTGTGGAGTTCTTAAAAGAAGCAACAGGAAAAGTTACCGTAAAATACGACGCCGTGGACGCTTCACAGGTAACAAAAGATGATATTATCGGAGGTTACAGCGTAAGCACACACAAAACCACAGGACTTGAACTGATTAACAGCGTATTTCCACGCTTCACAAAGGTTCCAGACCTTATTTTGTGTCCGAATTGGTCACATGACCAGGAGGTTGCAGCCGTTATGTCTGCAAAGGCAGAGAATATCAACGGACTGTTTGAAGCGGAAGCAATTCTGGACGTTGACACAACGGAGAGCGGAGCAACATATTACACAGAGGTGCCGGAGTGGAAGAAGAAAAAGAATTTTACAAAGCGCACGGAAATTCTTTGCTTCCCTAAAGTTGCGCTGGGTGATAGAATTTTCAATCTTTCAACACAGCTTGCGGCGTCAATGTCAGCCGTAGACAATGCGGAAGAGTACGGCGGCGGTACACCTTGCGAAAGTGCTTCAAACAAGGGCATACAAGCAGACAGAATGGTTACTGCGGACGGGTCGGAAGTAGTCATGGATATTCAGCAGGCAAACTACTTGAACGAAAACGGCGTTGTGACCGCACTTAATTTCTTTAATGGCTTTGTAAGCTGGGGAAATTATACGGCTTGTTATCCTGCCAACACAGACGTGACGGACTATTTCTACTGTATCAACCGTATGTTTAAATGGGTTGCAAAGACGCTTATTTTGACATACTGGAACTATATTGACAGAGGTACTAAAAGACGCCTTATTGACGCCGTTGTGCAGTCTATCAATGACTGGCTGGCAAGCCTTGCTACTGATGAAAAAATCATTGGCGGGCGTGTAGAGTTCAACGAGAGCGAAAACAGTACAAGTCAGCTTGCAGCAGGAATTGTACGTTTTCATATCTATATCACACCGCCGTCACCAATGCAGAAGATGGACTTTGTGCTTGAATATGATGTGTCATATCTTGAAGCACTGGTGGCAGCATAACAGGGAGGTGAAACAGAATGTCTAAAGTTGATGAATTAGTTATTAACTATGCGATTTATGAGGACGCCACAGAGTATTTGGGAACAACAGAAGTAACACTGCCAGACCTTGAATACATGACAGAGGAATTAAGCGGCGCAGGCATTGCAGGAAATATCGAAGAAATTATTATTGGTCACTTAAACGCAATGTCAACAACTTTCAATTTCCGAACTGTCACAGAAGCAGCAGTAACACTGATGGAACCACGGGTACACAGAATTGACCTGCGTGTTGCACAGCAGAAAATGAACCTGCGCACAAGTGCAAACGAAGTGTCCGGCGTAAAGCACATTATGAAAGTAAAACCGAAGAAGACGGCACTTGGAAAGGTTGCAGCAGCTTCAACGGCTGATGTAAGCGGTGAATATGCCGTATCATATTACGCAATGTATATGGACGGAAAGAAAAAGACAGAGATTGACCCGTTAAATTTCATTTGCATTATCAATGGCAAAGATTACTTAAAGGACGTCAGAAAAGCATTAGGCAAGTAAAAAAAGACAGCAGGAGCCAGCGGGAAGACCGCTGGTTTTTTCCTGCCCAAAATCAAAGATATGGAGGAATAAACAATGTCAGATACAACAAATACAACTGAAAACATGGAGCAGGTAACAGAGCAGGAAAAGGAAATGCAGGAAGCACAGGCAAGCGGCGTGGTCAATTTTGACGACAAGAAGAAAGACAAGGAAGAAGACGGCAGTTTGAATTATACACACACATTCAAAAAGCCCAGAGAGATTGAGGGAAAGAAGTATACAAAATTAACTTTCTATTTTGACAATTTAACTGGTGAAGATATTGAAGCAGTAGAACAGGAACTTGCAGACCAGAACAAATATGCACTTTCACCGGAAATTTCCTCTGCGTTCCAGTGTATTCTTGCGGCAAAAGCTGCGGGAGTTGCTTCTGATGAAATCAGACGTCTTCCGGTAGGTGATTACATGAAGATTAAGAACAAAGCAAGGGATTTTTTAATTGCTGCGGGCTATTAAAAATTAAAGAACCCGCAAAGTTCATAAGAAAGCAGATATACAAAATGTCAAGGGCTTCACATACGCCCGTCCCGTTCTGGCTGCAAATGCCTATACGCAGACTTTTTGCATGGATTGAAACCATAAATGAAGTGGAAAAAGAAGAAGCGGAAGAGCAGAAACAGAACAGCAATA